ATACGACTACTGGAGCTGTTTCAGTTAGTCGCACACAACTCATCTTCCCTGCTTACGTTCCATTCAGCACTATTGAAGTAAGTGCTTCTCAAAGGTTTGTTGTTATTACTGACACCGGTACTTACGAGTGCTCTAATTTACCAGGTTCTTGGCTTTCCAATACTGGCTTTATAGACGTAACCAGTCTGGTTGATGGCACCGAAGTAAGAGGTTTTATTGTAGAAAGCGGTGGCTGTATTGTGGCTGGAATTAAGATTGACGGAAGAGTTCTCGTAAACGGCACACCAGCTTTTACCGGCGGTGCTTACAACACCCTGTTCCAAACCTGGGAACAACAAAAGGGTGCAGCGCTTAAGCTTGCAGAAGCTCGCGTTGCTCAAGACCAACAGCGGATTAGTCAGCTAGAGACAGTAATTGTTGAGCAGTCCATTCCCTTTGAGCGTGACACGCAATATCCAAAGGGAGCGATTGTTGATATAGCTGGCGAGTTGTATGAGGCACAGGTTGATGGAGCTGATGTCAGAGCTGCTGACTTCATTGCTCGTTTGTTCCGTGAGGGCAGTGAGGAGTGGCTGAAGCTGGACATCACAACACGCGAGAAGCCGTCTTTCCCGTCACGTCCAACACCAGAGCCAACACCAGAACCAACACCAGAGCCAGACGTTGACGTGGATTTTGGTCAAAGCGCAACAGGGGCTCAGATCACATGAGCCGTCGAGAAAGGTTTCTGTTGTGTGTGTTCGCTGCCCTGCTGTCATGGCAGGCCGGTGTCTTTACTTATGGCGTTCACTTGTGTGCTCAGGTTGAGGCAGAAGACGTTCGTCATGTCTGCCCTGATTTAGGAGATAGGTTTGACACCTTTGTGAACACCAGTCTGGGAGCAGTCTTGGGGCTGCTGGCTGGCAGCTTGGGCTCTAGGCCACAGCCTTAGTCAGGATCAGGCAGTCATCCTCTTGCTCAACCTTGACGTATTCGCCTGGTTGAACGTTGATCATTTCTGCGTAGCAGTTGCTCAGGGGGATGACACCACGGCTGCTTGCCTTTACCTGGAAGCTGGGTTGCCGGTGGCCTGTGCCAGGGGTGTGAGTTTCGCCGATAGTCAAACCTTGTGCAGCAGACAGTGCAGTGAAGAACTCAGTTTTTTTGAGGCTTGTCTTGCCATTGCGCACAGCTGAGTAGCCAGCGTTAGTCAGCATGGTTGGCATATCCAACCCTGGATTAGCGGCGACATAGTCCACTAGCTCTTGGCCGATAAGCTTTGACATTGACATGGTTGACAACTGTCAACAGTATATCAACGGAACGCAAGGTTACCGTTTCCGTCTGTGTAGGACATGGACATTGCTCCGCTGACTCCATTCATAAAGGACTTTGCTGCAATGCTTCCCCAGCTAGGGCCTTGCACTTGTGTCGTCATGCCTTTCTCTGGCTTCAACCCTGCAATGGGTTCCAGTGGATCAAAGATGATTGCATTGCGGTAAGGCGTTGCTGCTCCCTTGACTGTGTTGTATGTGGTGTTGACCAGTTCGCTGAACTGTCGATCACCTTCACGACGAGCCAGCTCGTACCCTGGAACCGTCAACTGGTTGAAGTTGTCCAACAGATACTTAGTGTTTACGTCATAGCCTTTGTTGGCAACCTTCAGCTCACCCTTGAGACCTTTGCTGAATACGTTGTAATCCTGCCTTGTATTTTTGATTTGCTGTCGGATGCCTTGTTTGTCCAGGCGTGCGTCCTTGATTTGTAGCTGAGCATTATCCTTGTCCAGCTGGCCGTCTTGAATAGCCTGAGCAGCAAGCAGCTGTGCATCTTCAATCGTGAAGTCCCTGTTTTGCCGTAGCTTGTTCACGTTTGAGTTTCTCGTTTGCCGTAGCTCATCAAGCTTCTGGTTGTAATTCACCCGCGTTGTTCTCTTGCTTAATCGAGCTTGGCTTTTGATTCCGAGTTTTGTTAGTGCTAGGTCAGATTCCTGTTGCAGATTTTCGATTTGGAATCCTTGGTTCTTTAGTGCGTTGTTATCCCTGGTGTACTTGATTCGATCAGCTTCGCCTGAAATGGCGGTTGCAATTTGACTGAGCTGCGAAGCGGTGGCACCAACAAGGTCAGAGTTGTAGTTGTTGAGTTTGGTCCGCCTGCTGGCTTGCAACGCTTGCAACTCTCCATAGCTTCTGCCGTAGGCCATCATGCTGTCCATTGCAGCGCGACGTGCGCTATTGCTTCCTCCACCTCTGACAACTGTTGAGGCTTTGGTTGAGGCCCCGTCAACAATCGCTGTGATGTACTCAGCGTCGCGCTTGATTGTGTCTAGTCGTTCGGCAATAACGATCTGCTCTTGAATGTCTTGCCCTTCGGTCTCCTTGCCTCTGACAATTTGATCAGCTTCAGCTGCCCTCTGCTTGATCGAATTCATGTAGCCGGCTGCCGCCTGCATACTTTGAGCATTCGATTGTGCCGCTTTGACTTGTAGCTGCGCGTTGTCAACTTGAAAGTCAAGGTTCGCATCGGCTAGCTCAAGTGTCTTCTCAAGCTCAGTGCTGGCAAGTTCTATCGCCTTGACTCTCTGTGCTCCAGTCTTCCCAACACCAAAGACATCTCGCTCGTTCTGTGCCAGCGTTCGGAAGTTTTGCTTTGCCTGACTAATCGTGTTGTTTCTGTTTTGCTTTGCTTCAATAATGTTTAGCCGTGCTTGCTTCCGATTATTGATGCCTCGTAATACATCAAGGTTTGTGCTTTCTAGGTCAATGTCATAACCAGCCAACGTTTGATCTCTATCGGCCAAAGCTGCCGCGCCTCGATTGCCGATGCTGACCATTGACTGACCAAGTGCCAGCTTTTGATCGTTGACCCCTTTGTCGAAAGTCAGGTTATCTTGTATCGCTCGAAGTTCTTCGCTGACTCCAAACTGGTCATATAAGGCTTCTGTGTTTAGGTCGAGGTTTAGCAGTGCAGCGTCAATGACTCGCTCTTGCTGGTTGTTGTAATCAGTTTCAGCAACCCTGTCCTGATACCTTGCGGCTTCTGTCTCCGCTACATCCCATGCGTAAGAGCTAAGACTGGTTGCGTAACTAATGCCCCATTCTTTTTTATCGCGCTCGAATCTGGCTTTCACCATCTTCTTATTTTCAGAGTTTGCAGCATCAGCTGCTTGTCTTTCCTGGTTGCCTTGAATTACACCACCGATCAACCCAATGCCAGCACTAACAATTGCTCCCCAGACCATGACTAAATCGCGTTCTCCCTGTCACTGTAAACGCCTTTCCACGAAGCGGAAGTGACAGTGACTGGCATCCATGAGTCTGACTCAACAACAATGCTACACCTGTCGTTCCTGCTGCAAACAGGAGCAGTGGTGCTACCTGTCTCCAGTGGATCTTTTGTTGAGCTCAGCGTGTTGTTACCAACGTTGAGGATGCGGGCCCTGAAATTAACAACAGTGTCATTAGATCTATTCTCTCGCTTGACCCGGATCGTGTATTCACCCGTGTCAACGTGATTCACTGTCCAACGCAGTATTTGAGTGCGGCCTGCTAGCTGACCAATCCGCTTGGTCTCTGTCTCATTCTTGTCTGGGACAAAGCCAGTGTTGAACTCATACTCAAATTTGTATGGTTCACCAAATGCCACGGCTGCATTCGTCCAGTCTCCTGGCTCAACACAGACCAATGTCTGGCTGCTGGTCTCCCCTAGCTTCAGACCTTGATTGTCTTCGTTCACAAAACGGACAACCGCAATTGCCTTCTCTGTCGGGATATAGGGCAACGTGAATGTTGTTGTGTTTGTTGTGCTGTCATACGTTCCAATGACCAGCGCTGATGGTGCGGTGAACACCGGAGCAGGGAGCTGACACAATCGATCCAAGTGGATCTGTGGTGTGCCTGGTGCCTCCAACTCGTCGTTCAACTGAATCGAGAAGTAAGTGCCCGTATCGTCTGTTGTCAGTAAGTACAGCACGTTGTCCATAAACTTCACCCATCGCACGTCTTGGTTGAATTCCCACTGACTCCAGCTGCGTTGGATCTTCTGTTGACCAACCTCTCCTGTTGCCCATAGGTACTTGTAGATGTACAGCTGCTTTGCGTTGGTTGGTGATATAGCAACAGCTGCATCGATGTTCTGACCTACATCCCAGTGCGTGATCGAACCCTCGATGTACTTCGGAACATAGTTCGTTATGTCCAGACTGCTGCCTAGGTTCAGACCTAGCTTTGTGTTCCGCTGGTTGTAGAAGTTGAACTCACGGAAGTGGGTGAACCCAAAGTATTCAGTGGCAAATAAGACTTGAGCACCAGACAGCTTGGGCCTGACGTTGGGGTTCATCTCCAGATTGCTAAGCCTGAAGATCTCCCCGGTCAGCGGTGTCAGCACATCAGCGTCCGCTGCTCGCACCTGATACTGCGATGTTGACGAGAACGCCAGGATGCTGTCCTCAACCGGAATCATCCATTCAATAGATGAACTGCGCTCACTGGTGCCGCGCAATCCAAATGGGTCCGTTGCCTGAACAGCTAGTGCTGTGTCATTGAAGAAGTTAAAGATGTCATCTGTCTCGCTGAGCTGAACCGTCTCGCCTGATGCAACGACATAACGACTGCGGAACAGCACATGATCTCGAATCTTTTTACCAATGAACTCAGGCTCTGGTGAACTGATCTCGTCGCCAGCTGTCCGTTCACCCCACTTTGGAAATGTGAATTCATAGGTCTCACCATCAACAGTCTGGCTTTCCTCTGCTCCGTCTGCTGGACCAAAGAAGAAGACGTTCTCTGCTGCCCTGTAAAGAACGAATGGCATGGTGTTGCCATCGATCTTAAAGGTGACACCTGGCTTGACGGTCTCCTGCCAGGCTCCTTCAGCAAAGTCGCTAGTGCCAAACGTTTTGAATTTCAGCCACCGGTTGTCGATTGTTGTTGACGGATCACTCTCGACTTCAACTGTGTATCCATTGGGAGCAATCACCGGCAGGCTGCCAAGTGTTTGAACCGTGTTGGTAAAAGCAACAGCTAGTTCACTGCTGCGCCCATCATCAATCGATACATCAAAATCAGTCCCGTCGTCTTTCTGGATATAGACAACGTATTGATTCACCGTGGCTGAGTATCCACTGGTGCCGTTGACGATTCCTGCCAGGGCAGTGGCTACCTCAGAAGTGCTGAGCTTGTTGTCATCATCATCTGCCGCTGGGGTGGTTACGGTTCCGGCTTCTGTTCCATTGATCAACAGGGTGTACGTGACGTTGTACGCAACAGCCCTGACAAAGACTATGCCTTTGCCTACTTGCTCTGGGGACTTGTCTGCTGCAAAAGCTGTGACCTTCTCTCTGTTCAACAACAAGCCAATCGCACCGCTGTTGATCAGCGCATACTTTTTGTAGAACTCTCCTGGCTCGTTGTGAATGTAGGAGGTGCTGTCGCATGTGATTGCGCCAGGCACTGCACTCAATCCAGTGCCATGCACCTTGATGGCTGGGGTCAGTCCGTTGCGTCTGAGGTCGATCAGGGTGTTGCCTGAACTAGGTCTCACTAGGACTGAATACTGCTCTGACTGCTGGAGACCCATCATCTCCAAGTAGAAATCTGATAACGGCTCGTCCGTAATTTTGGATTGCAACCTTGCCGCATTCCGTTTTGTCAGTCCTTCGACAGGACTTGACCAACCATTCAGTTGACTCTTGCCTTGACCGGCTAAGAACAGATGAGGTGGTTGTTGGGAGACACCTTGAATCAAGGTATCCAGGTCACGCCGTATAGCTGAGCTGGGTTTCTTGGGTGTCTTGCCCTTGCGGAACTGCGACTTGGAGGGTGCCATTAGCGGACTCGGTAACGGGTTCCACCTGCAGGTGTATAGCCAATGCCTTGGGTTGCCCCGCGGTCATTGCCCCACAGCAGATTGTTGTTGAGTTGATTCTCTTCCGCTCTGATCAACAGAGTCCGTGCTTGATCCTCGTCGGCCACTGTGTAAGTGAAGACAACAGAACTAGCGACGTATCGGTCAGAGAAGATTCGTGCGCTGCGAATGGTGATGTATTGCTGCGCAGCATGTGGCAGCTCATTCCATGGCAGCTGGGCCACAACCTTTGCTGCAATCAATGGCTCGCCGTCGTTCAGCGTTCCAAAGTCATAGCGCTGGTTGTTGCGGTCATATACCCGCAGGCCACGCATCACGTACTGCTTGTCTGGATACCTGCTGGGAGAGAAGTCAACCGTCAACGTATTGTTTGGAACAACGTATGTGTTCTGTGTGGTTGGGTTGATCTTGACGCCTTCGTCAGTGTTCCAGCTCCAGGCTTCTGATTGAACATCACGCGACACTTCTTTCAAAGTGCGCTGTGCCATACCTGAATCGGTGATCTCATTGACATCATCAGAGAGGCTAGGGATGCCGGCCTCTCCAATGGTTGCCAAGATTGTGTTGACAGCCTCAAGTTCTGTCATGCTTTAACTCTGTCAGTGCCAGAGAATCCAGCTTGTGTGCCAGGCGCATCTGAACCAGTGCCTTCAGTTGACAGTGGGATGTATCCGTCTTTTCCTTCGACGAAGTAGTCAACATCTGTAGCAGGGTCAAGCAGTTGATCGTCCTGCCATGTCCAGCCTGCCACGGTGCCGTCAACCTTGATAGTTGTTGCCATGAAAAAAGGGGCATTGCTGCCCCTAAGTTAATTCCCCAAAGCAAACGAAGCTAGATCACGCAGAGTTGCTGATCTCGACGCAGCATTCAGGACGCAGGCAACCAACACCAAGTGCGAACTTGGCAGTCATCAACGTGGCGTTGTACATCACGTCGTAATCGTTGCCGGTCATGCCCATGCTCAAGTCACGCAGCTTGACAACACCACAGCTTCCTTTTTGGAAAGCAAGCATCTTGGTGTTGGTCATGTCTGCCGTGGACTTCTTCACAGAGCCATTGCTTACATAGCCCTGCTCACCGGTCTTAGCGGTAACAGAACCCTGAGCAAGGTTGTTGCTGGACAGGATGGAGAAGCCAGCAAGCTTGGCAATCTGACCTTCCTTGTAGGAACCATTGGTTCCTTGCTGGTTGAAGTCATAGTTCACAGCGCGTGAACTCTGGATCAACGTATAGAAGGACTCAGGGGTGCAGACCAGCACACGCCCTTCCTTGCTGACATCCTTGGAGTCCAAGGCTTCAGCTGCAGCAAACACACTGGCGACGAGATCGTCAGCAGTGGGGGTTGCCTTGTTGATGTCGATGACAGTACCGGTGCGGTACGGATCATCAGGGCTCAGACCGGCAGGCAGGTTCGCCGTCAGGTCAGTGGTACTGGTGCGGGCACCAAGGGCGATGGTGCGAGCCAGACGCTTGTCATGCTCACGGGCAAGAGCTTGACCCAGCTCGGTTGAGTAGATCGAGCGGATGTCGTAGTGAGCCTTGGCTTCCTGCAAGGAATACAGGCTGGCATCTGCAATGAGGTAATCATCAATGCGGATGACAACCTCGTTCTGAGCCATGTCGCCTTGACCGACGATCATCTCCCCAGGGGAGTGATATTTTGCGGTGAAACGTCCAGTCACAGGGAACTGTGCTGAGCGGCCGTTTTGGATGGTGCGGGTTTGCACCAGATCCTCGAAGATGCAGCTTCGCTTGAAACTAGTCAGGACTTCTCCAGAGAAGACCTTGAGGAATAAGGCATTGTCCTTATCCCAAGTTCCGGTGTCGGCGTTAATAGCGCCGGGGGTGGACAGTGTCAGTGAAGGGGCAGCCATTTGTCAGGACTGTTGTTGATGTGAACAGTGACCAACTGGTGCATCACGCATCCCCACTACTGTTGCTCTTAGGTACGCAGTGCGGCTAAGGGAACAGATCCTGTGGTGTTGAATCTGCTCCCATTCTTACAACAAAGTCAACGCTGGTTAAACACATTGCTAACAGCAATTCGTTGTTCAACCTCTTTGACGTATGCCGGGTCATTCCCGTACCGGGGATCCTGCATTGCTGCAATCACCTGGGCCTCTGATGCAAAGCCTCTTACGTCTTGCGTTGGAGCACGACCACCAGTCAGCTTGGGCTCATAGCCCGTTGCCATCATGTGGTCATATTGAATGCCCTTCAGCTGCGCAAGGATTGCCCCCTCGTTGCCTGAGTTGAGTGCTTCATTGAACGACTCGGCACGGCTTTCGTTCAGGTTCTGGCTGGCCCAGCCCATCAGCGCTTGATACTTATCAGCACCGCCAACTTGATCGAACATGTTGCCACGAATACGAGTGGCATCCTCTGCGGTCAGCTGGTTCTCAGGCTCCTCCTGCTGTGCCTCAGGCTCTTCCTCGGCTTCCTCTACTTCACCGCCACGCAAGCGTTCGTTCTCACGTTGCAGGTTCTTGTAGGCATCAACTAGATCTGATTGGCTTTTGTACTTGCCAAGGATCAAGCTCTCCTCTGGCTCGCCAGGCTCATTACCTGCTGCCTCGTCATAAAGATCAGCACGGGCCTGGTCAATCTTTGCCTGTTCTTCAACAGCACCTTGATCGACAGTGTCGTCTTGTCCAGTTTCAATGACTGCCATTGCTATCAGCGGATAAAGTTGTCAGTGATAATCATCTGGCCACCGTCAGGCAGTGGCCGAAAGTGTGAGCCCTTCTTTAGCTCTTGCTTGTCAGGCTGCTGCTCCGGGGACTGCTGCCGGCGGCGGCGCGTTGGTTGCTCCTGAGGCGATTGCATTGCTAGCAAGTTGCTCCTCCAATGCTACCTTCTGTTGTTGACTTTGTTGAGCTTGTAGCTCGTCCTCACTCTTAACAAGTCCAGCAATATCAATGCCGTCACTTGCTGCAAATCGTCGGATCAACTCTGATGGGTTGATCAGTGACAGCATTTGTTCTGGTCCGATTGCTGCACTTGTTACTTGCAGGAAGTTCGTCAGTCGCTGCTTGTCATTGCCGCGGCCAATAGCTTCCAAGCCAGTGGTGATCTGTGGGTTGACCAAGTCAACAGGGATAGGTGGGATCTCACCCGACTGCTCCATCAAGAACAGCACTCGCTTGATCAACGGCAGCTGCAACTCTTGACTCAGCATTGAGTACACACCAGCTAGGCCAGACTCCAGCTGCTCAGCCATCAGCCTGATCTCTTCTGCTGTCACACGTTCAGCGTCACGTTGTACTGATTCATTCATCAGGAACGTGAAGCTGATCCTGCGTTCCAACAGCTGAATCGTTTGCAATGCAACGCTCATGTCTGCTGCCTTGCCAACTTGCAATGCCTCAACATCAGCAGCATTGCCAGCAACAATCGCGCCGTTCTCTGCACGAGCCAAGCTGTCAGCTCTGGTCACACCATTGGGGTTGACCAAGAACATTGCCTTGGCACTGATCAGACTGCCCTCAACCACTGCCTTGCTCAATGACTCCAGGCTGTTGAGATCGCCAATCACCTCCTCGCAAAGCGAGCGACCGTAGCTTTCGCCAGCGATTTTGTGCAGCCTCAAGCAAAGCCAAGGGCAGTTATCAACACGGCTGAAGCCTTGTGATCCAGTCACCACCTTGCCTTCGTATTCCTGGTGCCACTCCACCCGGTCTTGTGTCTTGTCAAAGTTGATATGGGTATAGACGTTGTGGCTCTTGTCCTTGCCGCTCGCTGAATCCTCCGCTGGCTTGGTGTTCTCAGGCAGGTACTTATCGCTGACCGATTCCTTGATCACGATCTCGCTGACGTTGCCCTCTGGATCACGGTCAACCACGTAGCTCCGCAGTGACCACATCCGCACGTTGTCTGCTCCGATGTAAAGCAGGGCGTTGCCGCCAACAATCAAATGCTTCAACGCCTCGAACAAGGCTGGCCTGGTTTGTAGCTTGTCCAGTCGTGACAAGATCTGACGCTCAACATCAGACAACGCCACATCCAGTTGACTCAACACATCCTGTTGATCGCCACCGGTTTGATCCAGGTAGTTCTGAA